TTGAACTACCAGATGGTTCAAAATTATTCGGTAAACAAATCCTTAAAGATCCAGAAAAACATTTTACAGATGACATACTAAAACAACTTGACAATTACGCAAAAATAGAGTATACTTATGGTATATCCAATGGAGAAGAAGATGACGGAGATGACCCCTCAGATGCTGAAGAAGTATCATAGTGTATTTCCAGATCCAGAAGAAAAGGATCGATTGTGTATCAGAATTGAACATGGAACATTTTCAGGTTTGGGCATTGCATTTGGTGGTATACAATTAGCAGAAGAAGAAAATCCAGATGGAACAACCAAAGTCAAATTTGAATATGATATGGTGGACATTCCACCAGACATGAAGGATAAAGATTTTTCCGATGAAGATGGCGGAGAATTAGAACTGCTTCTTGGCCAAATCTATTTGAATATTCTCAATGAAGAATTAGAACATCAAAAAACAGAAAGTGAAGATGGAACGCATAGAAAATACGATTTTCAGAAACCTACTTTATAACGAAGAGTATGCGAGAAAAACCTTACCATTTCTCAAGGATGAATACTTTTCTCAATATACTGATAAGGCGGTCTTCCAAGAAGTAAAGGAATATTTTGAAAAGTATTCCAATCCTCCAAGTAAAGAAGCACTTATCATAGAATTAAACGATAGAAATGATTTGACGGAGGAACATTTCGCTTCTACTACGGAGTTATTGAACAATGCGGAGCAAACTCACGAAGACGGAAAAGACACCGAAGATATTTCATGGTTACTGGAACGATCAGAAAAGTTTTGCCAAGACAAGGCCCTCTACAACGCAATCACAGATTCTATCGGAATATTCGATGAATCCACTAAAACTGACATTTCTAAAGATGCAATCCCTACTATTCTTAGTGATGCTCTATCTGTTAGCTTTGATACTCATATCGGGCATGACTATATTGATAATGCTGGAGAGCGTTTTGAATTTTATAAAAAGAAAGAAGAAAAAATACCTTTCGATTTAGAATACTTTAACAAGATTACGGCCGGGGGATTGCCTAGAAAGACACTTAACATTGCACTTGCTGGTACAGGGGTAGGTAAATCCCTGTTTATGTGTCACATGGCTGCAAATTGTCTATCAGAAAATTTTAATGTTTTGTACATAACTCTGGAAATGGCAGAGGAGCGGATTGCAGAACGGATTGACACAAACCTTATGAACGTTACAATGGATACTCTCAAGGAGATTCCAAAAGATCTGTTCAATAAGAAGATGGACAAATTAAAGAATAGGATTAAAGGGAAACTCATCATAAAGGAATATCCTACTGCAACTGCATCTGTCAATAACTTTCGTGCATTGATAAACGAACTGAAGATTAAGAAGGGGTTTGTACCAGACATTTTGTTTATGGACTACTTAAATCTCTGTACATCAACGAGATATAAGAACAATATATCTGCTGGTTCGTATTTCGTAGTCAAGGCCATTGCAGAAGAATTGAGAGGACTTGCAGTAGAATGTAATATACCTATTATGTCTGCAACTCAATTGAATCGAACAGGTTTTATGAGTTCGGATGTTGGACTTGAAGATACCTCTGAATCGTTTGGACTTCCTGCAACTGCTGATTTGATGTTCGCTTTGATTTCTACAGAAGAATTAGAAGAACAGAATCAAATGAAGGTAAAACAACTCAAGAATCGTTATAATGATCCTGTCAAAAACAGAAACTTTCTGATTGGAGTTGACAGGGGTAAGATGAAGTTATATGATGTTGAAGAAGAAGCACAGGCGGAATTACATACAGATTCAAAGGAAATAACAGGAAAAGTTATTAAAAAGAATACAATGAGTTGGGACAAATTCAAAGAAGAAAAGAAGAAAAAGGGACTCGATAAAATAACAGTCTGATTCCTTTTGTTTATAAATAAAAGAAGAAAGTATTACGATATAAATACTTCAAAGGATTCATATATACGGAGTTGAAAGTTTATGGCCATAGATCAAATACCCACAGGACTTATTAAAGATAATGCTGTAACTACTGCAAAGATTATAAATGATGCAGTAACCGCTGGAAAGATTGTTGCAGGAGCAGTAGATGCAGATATTGCTGCTGGTTCTGTTGATACAGCACAACTTGCAGCCGATGCAGTTGATGGAACAAAATTAGCAGATAATGCTGTCAATTCAGAACATATAACTGCTCTTGGAATTGATACTGCACATCTTGGTAATCTTCAAGTTACTGCTGCAAAGGTAGCGACAGATGTTGCAACTACAGCTGGGTCACAAACTCTAACTAACAAGACACTTACAGGGCCAGTTATGACTGCGCCTGTTCTTGGTACTCCTGCATCTGGTGTTGCTACCAATTTAACTTCAATTCCTGCTGCTGCTGTAGGTGGAGTATTACCTGTTGGAGTAACAGGTGGTTCGGGATTGACTGCACTTGGCACAGTTGTTTCGGGGAATATTGGCAAAGCAGTCGAAACAGGCCTGAATCACGTAACAACAATTAATCTAAATGCTAATCCATATACAGGTACTGCTGGTGGAACTGCCAATGTAGGTGGAGATGTTATAATTCATAATCTCCACACAGGATATGACCACTATGTAATATATTTCGATGAAGTCGCTATATCAGCAGATTCAGAGTGGAGAATGAAACTAATCACGGGCACAAATTCTTCTGGAAATGATGCAAGGGGGTTTCTAAGTCATACTGGTCTCTCAGGAATGTCTAACCCATCTGGCAATTGGTATCAAGGCGTTCGTTCTGGCCCAGATCAAGATGGTGCTACTCATACTTCAAGTTCCACAAATACAAATCGGTGGATGTTTTCTCCTGCCCGAGATCTTTTGGCGCTTGGTGATTCAGTTCTACAAATAAACGTTGCATCAAAAAAAACTGGAACCAGCGGGCAGGTTGGAAGGAGAATCTATGCCCATGCATACGGAACCCATCCTCATACTACTACTGCCCTGGGCCCATATGAATCATCTGGTACATTCCAGTCAAATCAACCTACCTTTAATGGACTTCATTTTCAATGTTCGGCAGGGATTTGGGATAGTGGTAAAATTAGAGTATATGGTAGGAGGAGCGACTAATGGAAAATGCATATAGAATAGGAAATGGGAATCCAGTTACTATACCTGACGATGTATCACATACAGAAATGTTAGAAATTCGAGAAAAGGCTAGAAGGAATAATTATATAGCACAAAGTGATTGGTCACAAGTTGCTGATAATGGATTGACTTCTGCTAAAAAAGATGAATGGAAAATTTATCGACAAAAGTTGAGGGATTTGGATACAAGTACTGATCCCACAAACATTACTTGGCCCACAGAACCATCATAATAGAGAAAATTTATGGCAATATCACAAATTAAAGCATCATCTATTTTCGCAGACACAATTACTGCCGCAGATATCGCTGCAGATGCAGTTGGTGCATCTGAATTAGGAAATCTTTCAGTAGATACTGCTGCAATTCAAGCAAACGCAGTTACTTCTGGAAAAGTAGATGCAACAGTTGCAACTAGAGCAAAAGCAGTAGTTTTGCCTATGATTTTTGGAACATATCAATAGTAAAAACAATTAAGGAATTATAACAATGGCAAATCCAAACATAGTAAATGTCACATCCATAGTCGGGGGCAACGCAGGTTGGCTCATGACTACTTCTTTAGTGACAGTTTTAATGACAGCTACTGCTGGTTCGCTGGTAAAAATCAATAGTATCGTTTGCACAAATATTCATGGAACCAATGCTGCCGCATTAAGTCTAGAAATTAACGGAATAGCTGGTGGTGCAACAGGAGTTACAGTTGCTGCTAACCTTACAACTCAAGTGAGAATTGCAAGTACTATCAATGTTCCTGCCGATGATATTTTGGTTGTTATAGACAAACCAATTTATATGATGGAAAATGATATTTTAAGAGGTGGTGCAAGTGCAGGGTCTTGTTTGGAACTTTTTGCTTCATACGAAGTCATAACTGTATAAACGATGCATAATAGGAATAATTAAATGTCACGATTAAGAAGTCAATCAGATACAATAACTTCTGGAAGTCTTATTACAAGTACAACTGCCCCAGCAGGAGTTTCTTTAGGAACAAAGTGGTTTAATCCTACTACTGCTGTTACTTACCAACGTACTGCTAATGCTGATGGAACTTTATTTTGGATGGATATCACTTCTGGTGGTATAGGTACATCTGCTGGTAGAGGTGTTGATTTTGTAGGAGATATTGACCCCCATAAAGCAACTAATTTAGGTGTTGTCGGAAGTGTTTATTATAATAGAGAAAAAAATAGACATTTTGTATGTACTACTGCTACATCTAATTCACAAGTTTGGTCTGGAAGATATGCTGGCGCTGGTGGTACAATAACAGATTATTTACTTAGTGGTACTTATTATAGAGTTCATACTTTTTTGACTTCTGGTACTTTTGCTGTGGAAGATGCAATGAATGTTGACTGGCTCGTAGTTGCAGGAGGCGGAGGTGGAGGTGGAGCATATGATTCAGCAAGTGGAGGTGGAGGTGCTGGTGGTTTTAGAACGGGAGCATCTCACGCTGTTACTGCTCAAGCATATACAATAACGGTTGGTGTTGGTGGTGCAGGTGGTGGTTCTACTGGCAGTAGT